GATAAACAGAGCTAAAGAATTGCTCTGCAATATGGTTTGGAATGAACGCGAACTCATCGAGGAAGATGATGTTAAACGACATACCTCGGACAGCAGACGCAGATGTAGAAGATGCCAATATCTTACTGCCATTTTCAAGCTCCATAGATCCTTTGTTCCATGCAATGATACCCTGCTGCAACCATGTTGGCAAGTTCTCGTATGCAAGTTGTAACCTTCCGAGAAGTTCTCTCGCAGTCGGTGCTTTGTTTGCTAGGATACCAATATTAACATTGTCATTAAACAAAGCATAGTGCATAAGATATGCCACAACAGTGGTTGACTTACCTGTCTGTCGTGGCAACTTTGCAATATTAAATCTGTTATTGTGGAAGCGGCGAACCATGTCTTCCTGGAAATCATATAGTTTGAAGGGTACAAGACCTTCATCAAGAGAAACAATTTTACAATAGTTTCTAGCAAAGTAGACAGGATCTGCTTTGCACTTCAGGTATTCCTTAATCTGCTCAGGTGTAAAGTTGATTGGTACACCAACTTTCTTTAGATTAGGGTTGCCAAGATAAATTTCATTTTGCTTTAATTTAGTCATTCCCATTTAGGCGGCGAATCAGGACACCTCATACCAGGTAGAAGTGTCTTCAGTGGCATAAAACAACCACATAATCTACATTGTTTTGTTGACGGTTTATAAAAATCACATGCTTCGCATATTTTAAGTTTTTCAGATGATGTAAGCATAAATTAACAGTCCCATGCTCTAAGTGATTTGTTGATTCTTGAATTTGGATCGTTTGCAGTTTTCTTACTTGTAAGTTTTTTCTTCATTCCACGCATCCGAGCACAGAAGGACTTTCTTCTCTTGTTGCCCTTCTTCTTGGTCGGTGCTTTCAAGTCGCTGCCAGGGTTCTCCCTCTCGTAGGACTTCCTGCCCTTCTCGTTGAGTCCACCTTCTTTGTTCTGACCAGATTTCTTTGTCCATGCTGCACCTTCCTCTAAGTTACAAAATTCTTTAAATGTTAACATTGTTATTATGGGGTTGGATTGTCTATAAG